CTGTAATTCAACATTGCTTATAGTTTGTGGTTAGATAGATTTGATAGAGCTACAAGAACAATCAAAGCAATAAAAAGTAGAAAACCGATCACGCAATCTTCCAGTCGTAGCCGTCGCGTGTTTCCACATACTCACGGCCATCATATGCATCGATACGATACAGCGTCCCTGCAGGGACTTCAGTAATCTGCAATTTAGAACAACTCCCATTTGCTGCTTCGCCCAGTTCTTCAACTACCTGAACCAGAGCAGGATCATTACGCTCAATATCACGAACGCTGAAATAGAGACGGTTTGAAGTCTCGAACCGATCCGGTGATACAGGCTTCGCAAGCTCTTCGGCGTAGATCCGGTCAAATTCATCTGGCGGACAAAGATAATAATGGTATCCGAGAACGGATTCTTCTTTAAGATACAGAGTCATGCCCTTGATTTCGGCATAACGCATGATGGCTTCGTGTGAAAGATCGAATCCACCGAAACAAGAATTGTATACAATCTTAGTCATTTTAACCCTCTATATAACGCCGGATGCGTTCAATTCATCCTATGTTTTGACATTATAGATTTTTGAGGGGAAAAGCAAGCCGCAGCTTACCCAATTGTGATATCTTCCATTCCAGCAGTCCTTAGGCGAACAATATGGCCCAGCTGCCACTGCTTAGTATCAATTCCTTTTAGGATGCCCAACCACCTATTACGAACCAATGCAACTTCGTTGATGAGAACTTCAAAGTCTATAACTTCTTGCTCACCGTCAACATACTTTTCGGCGTCTCGTGAGGTCAGGGCACGATTGTAATTTTCTAGATATTTTTGAAAATGCTTCCTACGAATCTTTCGCAGTTGGATGTTAAGGAAGTTGAGTACCGCTTCAATCTCTTGTAGTTGATTGAAGCGGTACTCGGTGATACCCGGAAGAGCAGCGATGTTAGCTTCTACCTTTCCGTACACTTTGACTTCGGCTCTTGCCTTCAGCAACTCACCTTCATAGTAAGTGATGAAGTCAGGTAGTACGCCCAAGTCATCAGTGATTTTGTTGTACCAGGTCATTCGTAATCGTCATCTTCATCATCAAAAAGATCAGAGTCAAAGAGGACTTCGTCGTCCTCTTTGTGATAGTGTCCATCTTCTGGACTCTCTAGGTAAAACTCTAGCGCACCCTTGATATAAGAATCGCCCTTAAAAGTATTCTTAATCTCATTGGGTGAGTAATCTTCTTCAATCAAATAGTTGACAAGAAGTTCTGCGGCACCATCCGGGTCACCTATCTCAATGCTTGACTTTAGTGTCTTCCATACTTCATGAATAAGTCCTACGCTCATTGTTCACCGTTCTCCTGTTCGTCAGTAACGATACTTAGCTCAGGTTCTGGTTTTTTATCAAACTCATTCATCATGGTGTCAAGACAACCATCGGTATTTGCTTCCCAAGCCTTGCGGAACTTCTTGATGATGGTTCCGTCTAGCGCGGTGTAAACGAGAGAGTTGCCTTCTTTCTTTAATCGACCCATACCTTCAAACATGTCAAGCAACCCTGAATAAGGATTCATGCCTGTGCTATATGGGATTTTGACCTGCACAGTTTCAAAGGGCTTTGCGTAACGAGTCTTCATGATCTTACACATTGCACGAATGCCTCGTACTTCGCTGATCTTATTACCGTCTTCGTCTTCCTTGAGCTTGAGCTTCTTCATAGCAACAACGATACTTGATGCGTACACAAAGCCCTGGCCGCCGCTGATCTTATCGTCAGGGTCAAACATATCCTGTGAAGCATACGTGTGATTAGTTGCAACAAGTCCCACGTTGTGACTGCCGAACATGTTAACGCAGTTACGAACAAGTGCAGTCAGTGCCTTAGGCTTGCGGCCCATGTCACCTTTCATATCACCTGCTTCAAACTGATTAACGTCGGTCGGTGTCAGCAACATACCCAGAGAGTCAATAACAAAGAGAACCTTAGGCTTCTCGCCTTCAGGCAGTGTCTTGTACTCTTTCATGAATTCACTGATAGTCTTAGCAACGTCATCGATCATTGCCATATTCAGCTTGAGCAGCTTGCTTTCACTCGTGTCAACGCCGAGAGCATGAAGCCATGCTTCATCCAATGCGTTTTCGCTGTCAACTAGAACAACATAGATACCCTGCTCTTGTGCGTGACGCACTAGATTGCCGGAACAGATATAGGATTTCCCTGAGCCTGACTCTCCGGCAAAGACAGTAACTTTACCAAGAGGAATACCTTTGTTAAAGTCATCGCTAATACGGTAGTTGAGGGCATAATTGCCTGTACTCACCCAGTCAGTCGGGTCATTGAATCCGATACTAAGACCGTCGATAGCCTTAGTGATACCCTTTCGAAATTTCGAAATGTCAAATGGTTTGGTTGTCATTATATTCCTATCTGTTTACTTGTTTCAAAACTCTATCAGAGAATGCAGCTTTGTCAAGTAGTTCGGGACTGTTATTTGCGATCTGATCCAAATCGTAATCTGTTGGAAAATGTCTCAGAATCCCACGTGCGCGGTCACGAATGATGCTTGGTGTCCTGGGTGTCTTGCCTGGATCACAAAGTTCCTCTAGCAACTTCTTGCTTTGCTTTAATGCTCTGAATCTTTCGTCTGGTGATGTCATGGTTCTACTCCTTGCGAGAACAAGGGGGAAGTTTCCTTCCCCCCGATTCATTAGGCCTTGTTATTCTGTCTAGCCTTAATCATGGCTAGAATATCAGCGGCCTTGTCACTAGAAGTAGACTGTGCCTTAGGCACAACTACCGGTTCCGAAGTTTCGAACGGAATATCATCGTCGGGAATAGGCTGTGAGTGTGCACCGTGAGTCGGAGCAGTGTTGACGACCGTCGGCGAGACAGACTGAGTTGAGGATGCATTTGAACTACCTTCAGGGACAGCAAGACCGTAGGGACGATAGTATGCACTCCACTTGTCACTGTCGTACGGACGACCATCGACCGATGCTTCAAACATTTCCTTGATGATGCGAAGTTCAGCCTCAGATGGCTTCTTCGGCAAGAAGTCAGCAAGATTGAACAGACCATGTGCTTCGATAGCAGCCTGTTCAGCTTCGGTCAACGGGGACTCCTTGCGGGACCAATTCGAAGTCGAGTAATCAGCATAACCGCCCTTGCTAGTCTTCTTCATGTTGAAGTCAAGACCGCGAACGTAATCGGTCGGCAATTCTTCGATATCCGGATCCATCAAAGAACCCTTGATGACAGTTTGAATCTGAGGGGAGATAATGAAGCGACGAATCGGGTTAGCAGGGGTAACATCGTCGCCGATAGGATTCTGACGAACGAAGCCCTGATAGATATAAGAACGCTTCTTCCAATACTTGTTAGCGAGTTCCTTAAGAGTATCATCCTTGTACCAAGGGCGAACTTCTGCGAGAACCGGACAGTTTTCACCGTACATTTCTACGCAAGGAACCTGAACTGTGATCTGCTTTACGTTAGGATCACCCTTGATGCCATTGAAGGGCAGCTTGATGATCTGACGCTCTACCCAAAAGAACGTGTTCTCTGTGTTACCATCGGGCAGGAAGCGAACTGTTGCGCTTGAACCCTCGTCCATGTTCCAGTGAGCATAGATTGCATTATCTGATTGGGAATTTTGACCCTTGTTCTGGGCCTTGTTTTCTTGTTCCGCGATCCGGGCACGGATTTCTGCTAGACTTGCCATTGTAAATTCTCCTTTATAAATGTGCCTAAGTTGAGCTTTGTAAGTGTTAAATGTTTCGCTGTCAGGAGACAACTACACATAAGTCGTAATATAACTCATGTGCAATGTATTTACAACATAATTGGGTGCAAAATATAATAATACTTTGCGTTTTGGGGAGAAAAGGGTAACTAACTTATCTGATGAGCAGTGATCTGATTCTGGCTAAATCAGTTTCACCTTCAGTGATGGGAGCTTCGTTGTACTGCTTTGATTCGCCACCAACCAAATCACCGACCTTTGCAGGCTTATTGGCCTTTGGTCCTTTGTTGCGCCATTGACCGGCAGGTCCAGTTTTGAAGTTGCCGGCAAATTCACCTTCTTCTAATTCTTCTTCGGAAACGAGTACACCAAACTTTAATAATTCTGTAACTGTGTCTGGATCCAGTTTGGATAGTGGGTTTTTCTTTTCCTGTGCAAAGTTCGTTGCACGAGAATGTGCATCAAGATTAGGGTCATATCGAGATGATGAATTTCCAATCTCATCATCCATTTCTACCAATTTTTCGTTGATGACACCTTCTGCCCATTCAGAGAGAGCATCGACTTCTTTAACTTCAGAAACATTTTTGCGAAGACGAGATAGGATTGGCATCACTGATTCGATGCGAGGGTCTACTGTCTCTTGCACGAACAATTCGTTGATAGAAGTGTCACCTTCGTCTTCCATGAGAGTAGGAGTCCATGATTCAAAATAAGTATTGTAGCCACGATGACCCGTCATTCTGCTTAGGGTTTCACGCAGATTTTTATAGTGATTGGCTCCCTCATTGATGAGTGCTTGAGCAGATTCGTTGAACTGCTTGCCACGAGTAGCACGAACAAATCCTGCCATCTTGTTATATTCTTCGCAGATTGACTTGATATGCCCCCAACGTTCATCGTTGGGTACTCCGCCTTCTGCAAGATGGCGAGCATATACACGAGCGATACCGGGACGAGTTGTAGGAGCAAGGAACCTTTCACCATCCATGTTCTCTAGGAAAATCTTAGCAACATTACGATAACGCTGCTCACCTTCCTCGATTGCACGGCTATGTTGAATAACGATCTTCACATTAGGGACAGCATCGTTGTAACTAGCTTTCTTGCCCATTGAGTGATAGCTCTCTCCGAGTTTCTCTTTATCTTTATAGTATTTTCTCTGTCTCATATCGTCTCCGAGCCGATCTTTATTTAAAAGTTCAAAACCAAGTTGTCTGCGTAGTCCCCATTGCTTTACGTGCTTCAAGAAACCAGTCCATGTATCATCATATTCTACCCCGGGAGTAGCATTATTAGGAGTATTTTCCTGTTCCTCGCCATAATAGATTTTGACGCTCTTAGAACCATCAATCGTGATCCAAGCTTTGCCATAATTTTCTCTGTCTTTGATAAATTCAAATTCGAATACGTCAGCATCCTGAGAAGCCGCAACTCTTTGACCACGATGGTCTTGCGGAATAGGCTTGTAACCTCTCACTTTGAGAAGGTCATAAAGTTCCTTGTTGAATGATTCCGTGTCTAGTGCCATGATGATATTTATGCCAATTTAGTTAAAGACTGCAAAGAAGGGCAACGGAGCAATCATCTCGTCATGGTCCTTGATTTGGCTCTCCAAATCACCGTGATAGTCTGCGAGTTGCATCATCATTCGCACAGCTAGTAGTGCAGACATGACTAAATCGTCTGTGTCACCTACCTTAGCTGCATAACTGCCCCCGTGTGCAACGAAAGCCTTGAGTTCACTGATCAGAGAGCGACTGTTAACAGTCATCTTCTTTGATTCTAGCAATGTCTTGAACTTAACACACGCGGCTAGCTTTGGTTTGTTAGAGGTATTGAATCCTCTTTTACCTCTTCCCGGCTCGCTAATGAAAATACCTTGGATATTTGACTCCCCGTACTCGTTTAGAGATACAATAGCGGCTTGACCTATGCCGTTGTTTTCGATAGAGTAATAGACATTATTAGGTTCACCCGTGATCTCAGTGATATATTTGGTGATCTCTGCTAGTAGCTTAACCTGACTAGGAATGTCTGTCTTGTTGTGTTTCCATTCACCGATCTGCGTAGTCGTGCTTGCTTCAAAAATCTGAATAGCAGCGGGGTCGCCTCCGGTACCTAATGAAGGGTCGAGAGCTACTACGTACAGCTTACCTTTTTCAGGACTCTTATACCAGCGAACCTGTCCCATACGATGTGTAGGCTCACTACCGTCAAGCATGACCAGTGTGTTTGGATTGATCAAGGTCTCGTCCGCAATGATGAATTCACAACCGATTTCACGATTGAAACGATCATCGCCTAATTGAGCTTTCATCTGCTCAGCCCAAGCATCATCTCTGCCGGGCTGCTCACGCCAGTAAGCACGATAAGCCTTAAAGCCGTTGACTCCTACTTCAGTCGTGTTACCAAATTCATCTTCGGTCTTGTTAGCCATCTTCCAGATTAGAGCGAACTGATCTTCGTCCGAGTTCGGGGTTGATGTGATGATAGCCTTACCACCAGTTGCTAGCGTGGGTGTGATAGAAGTCCAAAATTCTTTAGCGATTGAAGGTCGGACGAAGGCAAATTCGTCAAGATACAATAGTGTGATGGACATACCACGACCAGTATTTTCAGTAGTAGTAGCAGATACGATACGTGAGCCGTTTTCAAAGTCGAGCGAACCCTTGTTGTATGTGGTCACGCCAGCTTTAATATGATCGGGGCAGTTTTCATATGCATAGCGAATGCGCTGCATGATTTCTTGTGCGCCCGTGTACTTGTGGGCTGCAATTAGAATAGTAGAATCAGGTACGAACATTGCATACCAAAGCAGATAACCAGCAGCAGATGTTGACTTGCCTGACTGTCTAGGCATCAGTGAGATAGAGAAACGATAATTATGATAAGTGTGGATCAGTCGTTCTTGGTATTCCCAAGGGTGATAATTCATGCTGCCCTTAGTAGGGTGCTGAATTATGAAGAAGTTATCCATGAAATACAGATAACCAGTGTCTGGGTCACAGCACTTGAGAAACTCATCAAGTTGCTGTTGATTTTTGAACACCGTTTTCTTATAGGGGTCCTTGATTAAGGTTGGTGTATTTGCCATAGTAGTATTTAGTGAGAGTACAATTAGTTAGTAAGTTCTTCCCAGCCCATTTTCCACAACAAATCTGCATTAGTAGATGTGTACGCTACAGCAAGTGTTAGTGTACTGGGTGTACCATTAGCATAACGCCATAGTTGCAGTCTTTTCTTAATGTCATCGCCAATTTCAACTTCATCACGGCTGCTGGTTAAACCTGCATACACTACGGTACCAGTAACAGCAGCATTGACATTGCCGCCTGCTATAGTGACATTACTGTTGCCATCAATGCTGACTGGCATCCAAGGAACAGTGAGTTCTCCGCTAGTTCCTATTTCGGAAACATGTGCATCCACATTACCAGGAATAGTGACATTACCACTAATGATAATGTTCCCTTCAAAGCCGGTACGAACAAATACTTGCCCCGTAGCTTCATTGAGTTCTAACGCTTGGTTAATATTGCGTAGATACCAGGGTGCTACGTTACTTGGATCGGGCTCAGCCATAAAAAAATACTCTCACATTTCTATGAGAGTATTTATCTTACTTATTTGATATCTAAGGGTCTTGCTTTAGTAGCAACGATGCAATAGTACTTTTCAGTCATCTTCTTTGGTTCTTCATCTGGGTTTTCCAAATTAGGAACTGACAAATCAAACTCTAGGTTATTGAACAAATCGATATTGAATCCACAACGAGTAAGCAACGCACTCAACTGAGTTGACCCAAAAATACTATAGTGGTTTAGGTTAAACTCGTGTTGTCTTTCACAGTCAGGAGCAGGAACTTCGATGTAAATCTTCGAACCCTGCTTAAGAATACGATTATATTCCATCAATGAGAAGATGGGATAGGGTGAATGTTCAAGAGCGTGACGAAGGAAGATAAAGTCAACTGATTCGTCATAGTATCCGTCTTGCTGTGGTAGGAACGACAAGTCGTATCCCTTGACAGTGTGGCCCTTGCTTTTACAGATAGACTGATCTCCGGGACTGAGTGTTATTCCCGTTAGATTAGTGTAGCCCCTAGTGGCCATCTCATCAAGAAAATATCCCGGACCGCAGCCTAGATCAAGGATGTGTGCATCTTTGGCAAGATTGAGAGGGTCAACATATGTCTCTACGATCTGCGTAGTTAAGACCTTGTGAAACTGGCTATCACCTTCATCGTGGATGTGGTTATTATACAACCAATCATTATAAAAGCGAAGTTTAACAATATCAATGGTTTGGTTAACGTCTATCATATATATTTTCTTTCTTAAGTTTGCAATTATCAAAGTGCCATCTTTGCATGATGCCTTCGCCGCCGGCCGTGCCGCAATGTGGACAGGACACTTTATTCTTTGGTTTTTGGTTAGCTAGGCTATTTTTTAACTTCCATTCGTCCGACTGTGTTTTACCGAAGTTTGGATTTTTCGCGCCGGTTCTAGTGCGGTTGTTGTTACCGAGATCAGGTCTAGGTACGCCTCGTTTGGGTGCAATGCGCTTTTCTATGTGTTCCGAGGACCGGGGACCTAAAGAGTGTCTAGGTCCTTTCATTTTTTCTATGGATTGAGGAGTATGAAGAATACCTGTTCTAACCGGGGAACGGTCATTGTTATGCTGGTTAAAGCTAGTATCATCGTGCTTTGCATTAGCATCCTGTAACAGCGTAGTTTCTAAATCACGCATTTCAAATGGATCACCTGTTGCGATTATTTCACGCTTCCAATCATTAGGATTTGCAAGAATAAGGGGCTTAACTGTCTTACTAGAGCAGTAATATCCATCATTAGGATGTGACCCTACTCGTGTTCTAGAACCAATATACCATTTATCAGTAGGGATGTGAACCCACTTGTATACGTATGCCACCGTTTCCATAAAATTACTTATGCTATCTACGATGAGATATTATTTTTCTAAAGTCTTTGGGTCTTGCAGCAACTGGACTCGTTTTGTTAACACTGTCTAACTCGCTACTATCTCTACTCTTAATCATTTGTTTAGCTTGGGTCGGAGATACAGTGTTAAAAGCTTGCTGCATCATGTTATGTTCTAACTCACTATAGGGATAAGCTAGATTGTTCTTACCGGCAAAACTCTCATCATCCATCTTGAGTGCTTTGGTAGATGAGCCGTCTGCCATAGCCACCGCTTTCATGATTTGATTTAAGTGATATGTCCTATCAGTACCGTTATCCATAAACTTGTAAGCGCCGGGCTGAGCCTTATCATGTCTCTTTGGAACTTTGCCCTTGGCCTCACTTACAAACTCATGTGCCCTCACTTCTTATATCCTTTAAACGGATTCATCGGGCTTTTAGACTGAGTGCTGTCTAACTCTCTACTTGCTAGATCACCTTTATTCAAATCCTTAAAGGGAACCCCTGCCGCTTTAAATGCTTTTTCTAACATTTTCTGCTCTACTTCAGTATAAGGATGTGCAGTATTTTGTTTACCTACCCAACTTTCTTGATCTATGTTGGGTTCAATTTCACCGTCAGTTGCTGCAACTGCCATCATAACTCTATTTAGGTCATACGTTCTATCGTACTGACTAATAGCAAAGACGTTTAAACCAACAGTGGATTGCTGCTGGCGTTTAGATAATTTGCCGGAAACAGTACCGTTGTCCTGTTCTGTGATGAACTCGTATGCTCTCACCTTTTATATCCTCTGAAAGGCTTCATCGGTGATCCGGTGCCCGTATCATCCATTTCATCACTACTCGGAGAGCTTACCTCTTTTTTACCACTCTTGCCTACTTTAGCTAATGCTTTGTCAATTATCTGTCCTACATTAGGATCAAATGAACTTACAATCTGCTGTTCTCCCCAGGAAGTTTCTGCCCTGAACTCTGGTTCATCCCCGCTCAGCACACCGTCATCAAGTCCCTGTTCACCTCGGACTGCCGCTATAGCAACACCGAAACGATACAACTCATAGAAATCATTATTTTTTAATTCAGGAATGACATAGGTATTGGGCAACGATTTATTCGCCACATCAAGTCCATCATGTACTTGATCTAATCGTTGTTCGGTAATGAATTCGTACGCTCTCATGAAGGTTGTTCGGTTGTGATAGGAACTGATGTTTCTGTAGCTACTGAGGAATTTGCACCGTATCCGTCTGGTGAAAGATACATTCCTGCAATGTTTGGACCTTCCCACATGATTTGTGAAGCAACATAGTGCGTTAGGTCGGCAGAAGTCAAAGGATTGACTAAGATTTCGACATTACCGGTGATGTTGTTCACGTTCATGTCATATCTTGAGATTGCATTACCAAAGAAGGTTGAGCCATACCCAGTAAACTTAACATCAGTGAGATCATTCTTGATCTGTGCGAACAACTGAATAGACTGGCTAACTTGTGTACCACCGTTAGTAGACTTGATGTAGAATTGTCCTTGGGTAAACGTATTGGCAGGAGTTTCGAAGATTACCTGTCCGGCAGTATTACCGAATGAATATGAAACCGTGGAGTTAAGAAATGTCTGGAATAGGTTAGAAAAGTTGTTATTGACTTTACTAAACGCAACACGTAACGGATCACCTTCGCCATCGTTAGGATTGGCTCCGATGTTGATAACTTCTTGTGAATAAAGTGGCGTTGTACTCATGTTAGCCTTCCGTCTTATTAAGTATTTATCAGAGGAAGACCCAATTTACTTTTCGGCAGCAGCCTCAAATATTTCTTTTTGCCTGTCGTACCACTCCTGCCAACCTTCTACCTTGCGGCTGCATTCATGATATAGCATGTAGTTGTCAACCACAGTCCTAGTATACTGGCTAAGTGGCATACCCTCAGTAGCTTCTTTAAGCACAGCACATTTTTCTTGTAGTGTCGCCGGGGCTTCTGGAAAAGTAGCAGTGACAGGGACAGCGTGGATAGCACAACCTGATAGTAATACGAGCGGGAGAAGCATCAACTTTTTCACTGCTCTTCTCCGTCTAATCTAGCAGCGTTCAGTGTTGCTGCTGCATTGTGAGCGCGGATGACTTCAGCAGGAACTTCACATGTGTTGTCATACTTGACAACTTCACGATCAATATACTGAATGACAGTCTCGCCCTGCTGGCGGATTACCCGAGTGTCTTGCACGATTCTCTCGACGATTTCGGTATTTGTTTGTGCAGACTTTGCTTCAGCTTGGGCTAGCTTTACTTGAAGTTCGGACACCGCTTTGTCGGTAGCTGCTTTATAGTCTGATGCGCCCTGTAGATAGACACCGCATACGAGTAGAACCAAGGAAACAAGCTTGACTGGAAGGTGGTATTGAGCAATGAACGGAATCTTGCTAGCAAATGACGCTGCTAGCAGGCCTGCGATACCAGCTACGATTAGTAACGGGATAACGAAGTGCGGTAGAAATGCGATGAGCCAAAATACATTCATGATATTAGTTATGTCCTTTTCTGTACGTAAAAAGTCTTAACTTTATTTATCATGAACCCCGTTTAGATCAAAATTTATACTTTGAATTCCATATGGGGAGCGATATCGTTGTCAAAGATTTGAGCCATGGTATTCCAAATGTTTTTGCGCTCAAGTTCAGTGACACCGCTGCTCAACGTGTACATTTTATCGTCTTCGCTGATAATGAGACCATAGTCGTGTCTATAGGTGAGACACATACTATTAATAATTTGTTCTCTGTTCATTGCTTTTCCAGATACTTTTTTTGGTTATGCCATCAACCAGCGATTATTTTCCAGTGACCAGTCGATGACCTGCCCGAGGCGTTCACGAACAGGCTGCGGTGTCCAACCCATTGACTTCATCTTGAAGCCGTCAAGAGCATATCGCAGATCGTGACCGGGTCGCTGTGAATGGAAGTCAACCATTTCATAGTTAAGAGTCTTTCCCTGAGCCTCAGCAATAATCTGAGCCAGTTCAAGATTATCTAGCTCCTCAGCCCCTACGATATTGAACTTCTGACACTTGGCGCCACCGTAGTCTGCTTCAAGGGTATCCATACCCCGATAATCTAGCAGGAACATAAGAGCGTCTGAAACATCAGCAGCATGGATGTAATGCCGTGATCCTGCCTTAGTCTTTTCAGGGTTCGAATGGATTGTAACGAGTTCCCCGTCACGAGACTTCTTAATGCACAGCGGAATATACTTCTCCGGATGCTGACGTTCGCCGAATACGTTCATAGTATGAGTGATGATAGCCGGTACCTTATAGGTATTTTCGTATGCTACGACAAGCTCCTCACCACCGGCCTTTGAAGCAGAGTATGGATTGGTCGAATTGTATCGATCATTTTCACGATACTTGACGCCTTCAGGGGCGGGTCCGAAGATTTCATCTGTAGAGAAATAAATGAACCGCTCGAGGTTATCTTGCTGGCGCGCAAACTCAAGAATATTAGCAGTACCTACGACGTTATCTAGAATGAATTCCATTGGATAGTCAATTGAACGATCAACGTGAGACCCTGCAGCAAGGTGTGCGATATAGTCAACAGAACCGACCAACTGACGGATTTGCGGATTGAGTTCTGCCTTTAGATCGTGATGCACTACCTTGACACGCTTACGTTCCTGTTCGGGATACTTCATCACGACTTCATTGAGGCGATTGAGATTGCCTGAGTAGTCCAACCGATCAAGAGAAACGATATTCCAGTCTGTAGTTGCAAGGACGGTATCAATAACATGATGTGCAATAAACCCTGCACCGCCTGTAACGAGAATAGTTTTAGACATTATAATTCCTTTTTAACATTAGACTGCCATTTCTGCCTTGATTGATGCGTGACACTCATAGTCAACTAGCATTATATCATCCATTGAGAATTTGTCAATATCTTTTATCTCAAGGTTGATAGAAAGTGCAGGTAATGGGTATTCTTCTCTACTCAACTGCTCATTAACCTGATCAACATGATTCTTATAGATATGCGTGTCGCCGGTTGAAATTATGAGTTCCCCTACCCCTAGGTCACATACCTGAGCAATCATGTGAGTAAGCAAAGCATAAGAAGCAATATTGAAAGGCAAGCCAAGAAACACATCAACGCTACGCTGATACATATGACAGCTTAACTTTCCATTGCTCACGTAGAATTGACTCATTACATGACACGGAGGTAAAGCCATCTGATCTAACTCCCCGACGTTCCATGCACTAAGGATGTGCCTACGTCCGTTTGGATCAGTCTTGAGTCCTTCAATCAGATTTGCAATCTGATCAATGTCATTCATAATCTCAATTGGGGTAGTAAACCATGCGCCAAATTCGTCCTGATGGACTACATCGTCGGCTGTGACGTTAGGTCCCCGTCTCCAATGCCGCCACTGAACTCCATACACCCTTCCCAAATCTCCGGAAAACTTTGCTTTAGGAGTCCAATAGTCTGCTGTAGCGTTTCCTGTCCAGATCGTACTACGCTCTGAGTCTGGTCTTCCGTATAAAATCTCAGCAAGTCTGCGCTCATCATTGCTCCCTTCCAAAAACCAAAGTAGTTCACTAACTACAGATTTCCATGCTAGCTTCTTAGTTGTAACAGCCGGAAAGCCTTTTGTCAAGTCGAATCGCAATTGACGGGCAAAGACGCTGATAGTGCCGACGCCGGTCCGATCATCCTTCTCTTCACCGTTAATTAAAATGTCTTGCAGTAAGTCATGATACTGTTTCATTTTCTTTTCCAAATCTGATACTCGTGATCAGGGAGCATCTCGCTGTATGTCTGATCAAAGTTAGCTTCAATATATAACAGATTAACAAAAGTATCACAAGTATAATGGTCATGTACCTTAGTCAAGTGAACTTCATCGATCAAGTCCCGGCAACTTTCAATAAGTTTGGCGCCGCCGATCAACCAGAACTCCACATCATCAGGACGGTTGAAACTCATATCCGGAGCACGAATCACATTATGATGTTCCTCTTCTAGTGGTCTAGAAGATACGACAATGTTTATCCTATTAGGCAACGGTTTCTTCGGTAAGCTATCCCAAGTGTTACGGCCCATAATAACAGTTTTGTTACCAGTAAGATGCTTGAATCTTGGCAAATCGCCTTGGATGCTAGTCCAAGGCAATCTGTTCTGATATCCTATCCCGCCGTTCGGGTCTGCTGCAATGATAAGCTTCATAGTCCTTTCAATAACTGATCGGTTTCTGGTTGCACTGTTTCTGCTATACATTGCACATTGAGAACAAACTCGATGCCTGTTACCTCATCATCTAGGTCAGTAAGTACTTTACTTACTGCATCTTCTACCTGATCAGGATCGAGTCCGTCTTTCAAAAGACGTTCAATGTTGATAGTTCGTTGCCGTTTCCGTTCGAGTTTAAGAACTAACTTCTTTATGAACTCGACCGGAATCTTTTGCTTATCAACACCCTCTAGTAAACGTTCCCATTTACTCATAAACTCAGGGGACATTCACTCTTGACCTTAAGCTGCTGCTACTGGGGTTTTCTTAGGACGACCTTTTGTCTTAACAGGGGTTGAATCAAGCGCAGGGGCAGCCGCAGCAGGATCAAGACTACGTGCTTGCTCGACCAACCGCTGTGCTTCTACTAGAAGTCCGTTTGCCTCACGACTCATACGGTCGGCTTGCTGTCGCAGATTAGCAGCAAGAGCAGTGTCTCCTAATGCGTCACCCGATGCTTGAATTGGTGCAGCATCTAGTCCAGGAACTGCGTCGCCGCGCATACGTCTTGCTACAGCAGCAGGGTCTTGCATTCCCATCTGGCTGTCCATGTCAGCCAATTTCTTGACTGCTTCTTCACCCATCTTCATTTCATCAAGAATCTTGTTAAGTTCATTCAACTTGATACGAGTGTTTGGGGCAGGGGTCATTACGATGAGTTCAGTCTGAACCTTCTTTAACATGCCTTCAGCGTGAAGCTTCTGGAGGATGATTTGTCCGTCTGTAGTATAAGTACGGTTGAGAGCCTCAGCTAAGTTTTCACTGCTCTGGCCGATGTCACTTTCAATACATTTTACAAGCGGGTCGTGAATGTTGCGATTTAGAGTTTCAGTGTAAACAACCAAGGCCATGTGCGGTTCGCCGGGAACTTCGCGGAATACTACCGCTACTTTGCGGTCTCCTTGCTTACCTACGTGTCTTAAAAAAGCCATTGTGTTTTCTCCTTAAGGTTTTTATAGCACAAGTATTTAACAGGAGAAAACGATGCTAAAATATTTTATGACCAGCGCAATATGAATAGCATCAAGTGTTTCTCCTCACCGAACCAAAATAGGTAGTCCGGCTCAGCCTGATAACTCCAAACCGTTTCCATAGTGTTGATTCGATACCCGCATTCACCGAATGTAGCATAACACCAGTCGACCATTTCTTCCAACTCTGCAAACGAGTACTTGATTGGATCGGCATAATACAACAGTGCACCATGACGGTGCCCAACAAAGTTTGTTATATGCTTGGGTATTAGGTCGCTAACATCATCTATAATGCTTGCAGTTGCTTTAACCCCACGTAAGTTCATAGAACACTGCTTCCTTTGGGTCTTCGAATGTAGGATAACCGGAGACGACTAACCAAGCGCCGGTTCTTTCAGTGTGTGTGGAAAAGCGACCGTGCAGCCTTTCTAGAATCCATACCTTTGCTTCGGGGGTAAGCGGCGTAGAAGTCTTAGTGAAGTGCTTAGGATTGACTGAGAGTTCCCTCTCGGTGAACCAAGTTTCCAGATTAATATTTTCAATCGTCTTTATCATCACGTATCAACATATAAAGTTCTTCCAGCTTGAGTAGCTGGTCATTAAGAGTAGGACTTGTTTCTGCTAGTTTGCAAATTTTTAGCAGGCGTTCTTTACGCTTCTCCTCACTCCGAACCTTCTCTAACCATTCAGCCGGTATAATCGGGGAGCGGATAGACGATCCATGCTCTCTTGCATAGACCGTCTTCCCTTTATCAGGTGATTCGTAAATCACTTACCCCTACGGTGATCGTCGTAAAGTGCAAACGTACCAAAGGGCGGGTTCGGGTTCGGGTCACCGTGAATGATCCAAGTCGTATCACAGTATTCCGGATCGCCCCAGCTACCAAACGGATACCCGTCCGTGAAGACGATCAGCCGATTGGGAACGATAGCTTCTTCCTTGAGATACCTGAAGATGCAGTCAAAGTCGGTGCCACCACCGCCAGCCAGTTCGTAATCGTCAATCGTGTCGAGGTTCTCGGAAGTGTAGTCCTTCGGATTGTAAACCCGAGTGTCAAAGCAAGCGATGTGGATCTTGAAACCATCAAAGATATCCATCATACCAGCAACCTCGCTGATGAACTGCATACCCTGCTTGTTGCTGATAGAACCCGACATGTCGATCATGATAGTAACATCAATCTCTTCACCAGGATTCATACCGGGCATGATAGCATCCATGTGCCAGCCGCGACGAGAAGGACGCATCCAAGAGTAGTCCGACTTGATTGCAGAAGTCAGATTAGTCTGGATCAGTTCACGCCAGGGCATGACAGGATCAGTCATCTGCTTGATCATACGCTGAACACCTGCAGGGATAGAACCCGCATCAGCTTGTTGTGCAGCATTGATGATAGACTGCTTCACTTCCTGACGGATTTGTTCCTTCTCGGCTTCTGACAGTTTCGGACGACCTTTGCCCTTCTTGTCACCGTCCTCGCCATCTTCCTCGCCATCGCCCTCACCATCAAGGTGATCGTCGAGCATCTTGTCGAGGAGATCGTCGATGCTGATATGCTGTGCATTCTTCATGAGGTCATCGTAGATTTCCTCAGAAGGTACGCTGTCATACTTTGCTTCGAACAACGCAGGAACCGTAGTGATAAACTCACCAATCTTATGACGCTTCAGGTCTGCGTTTACGGCATAGTCAACCGCGATGTTCCAGACTTGAGGATCACGATGATCGCGGCGACCCATGTGATCATAGACAACGTGAAGGACCTCGTGACCGACAAGGAAGTCAACTTCCTTCGGACGAAGCATCATGATGAAACGAGAGTTGTAGTAGAAGTTAAGACCGTCGGTCGCAGCGGTCGTGCACCACTCGTCAGCGTTGATCAGCTTGAGGCGAGTAGCCAGGTTGCCGAAGAACGAGTGCTTGAGCAACAGGCTGATACGAGAAGTGATGATGCGTTCACGAGCGTCATTGTCTACCTTCGGATCAGTAGGACCGATAAGGTTCTCAAATTTCTTACTGCGAGAACGCTTTTTCTTAGCGGGGGAAATTACATCGCTCATTGAGATAGCCTTTCGTTTGATCATGTTACTAATATAGTATAAGACAGGGCTGAAGTCAAGCCTTAATGTCGAGTGTTTTTCGGGGAGAAGGCGTCGTCTTCAATCCATTCAATCACATCGTCAGGAAGTTCATCAAGGTCCAACTCACTTACGGGGACAGCGTTCTCTAGCATCTCACCGCTGTCTACCATGCGGTTGATTTCCACAAGGAGTTCGTCCATTTCTTCTTGTGTCATGTCGAGGTTGTCAAAACAACCCGGAGCAAATACGATCTTCATTTTCTTTTCAGTCATAATTGTTCCTGTTTAAATTGAGGGCCGATCACGATTTTCATTCATTTCCCTTGCCATTGCTTTAGCTTCCTCGTCCTTCTCATATTGAGTAAGGACACGACCTTCATAAGTCTGCATTTCTGCCAAATCTGACGCCGAAATACGGGTGAGGATATCGGCGCGGGCAGCGATGCAATGATCGAGTTCAGCTTGATATGGACTTCCGGCCTTCACGGATGCAGTAAGTCCATTGATTCGTGATTGGCAGTGGCGAAGATGCTTTTGTTCTGCGCTATAGGTGAAGAATTTAGTAGACACTATATGGACCTTTCAAAGAGACACGTAATAAAGGGGAGGGGCTGTCTCTAACCCCTCCCCCAGGAGCTCAGGCTTTACTCGCCTGCTGCCACAATGTACTTGCCGTACTTCTTGTGGAAGTCATCGAACGTCTTAAGCTGAGAAGGCTCGATCGGCAGCTTATACGTCTTGAGAGCAATCTTCGAACCCATGACGATCAGTTCAGTTTCGAAGTTCTTCATCATGTATTCGAAGAAGTTGTCGCACATTTCGTGGAACTTCTTCGTATCGACACGCTTGTTGTCAAGCACGTCCTTCAGTTCGTAGCACATAGAAATCGTGAGCGAATACATCGCAGAGATTTCCTTGACGTTGAGGTCCTTCACCTTGCCCTCAAGAATAGAGAGGGGGTCGGGCATACGACCAGCAACCTTGCGGTGTGCCATGAACTTCGTAGCAAGACCGTCACCGACAGAACCTGCGACAAGATTGAACAGCGTGTCGTTGTCGATGTTTTCTTCATCAGCAAGCAGATCGCTCACGAAGACCCACGAACGCGGAGTAGCGAATGCACGAGACGAACCCTTAGCGTCGAAGTCATAACCGTCCTGTTTAGCGAACGAGAGATAACCAACAACGTCACGGTGAACGCCTTTGTTGACAGCCCAAGTCTGCCAAGCATTGAAGTCGTAACGCATTTCAAGGTGAATGAAGCGGTTAGCAAGCGGCATCGGCATGCGATACGTGACACCCTTGTCGCTGTCGCGGTTACCAGCAGCAACGATAACGACGTTATCAGGCAGCTTGTATTTACCAACACGACGATTGAGGATCAACTGATAACCAGCAGCCTGAACCGCGGGCGGGGCCGAGTTCATTTCGTCAAGAAAGAGAACGACGATGGGGTATTGCGAAGCAAGTTCTTCGCTGGGAAGATCGACCGGTTCAGCCCAGTCCATCTTGCTGATGTCTTTGTTGAAGAAAGGAATACCGCGAATATCAGTCGGTTCCATCTGCGCCATACGCAGATCAACCATATAACCACCGAGTTCATCAGTGATATCTTGAACGCATTCGGACTTGCCGATGCCCGGAGGGCCCCACAAGAAGACAGGACGTTTTGCCTTAAACGCAGTGAGAATAGCCCGACGAGCCTGAATAGAAGTGACAGTCAGGGTATCAGAAACATGAGACATATAATTTAGCTCCTTTAAAAAAAATCAAAAATCAAAGAGAGAGTCCGTTACTCACTCTTGATGTTTACAATATAGCTACTCTTAATTCACAAGTCAACCACTTTAACTCATAAGTTGGTGTATGAGCATGAGTTGTTGCAGATGTGCAACAGCCTTTTCCAGCTTAACTGAATGCATCTCATACTTTTCAACCTTTCGGGTTCTACGGGCTTCTACTTCAAGAGAGCTAAGGGTCGAGACCATTTTGTCCAAATTGTCACAATACCGCTTCAAATCAGGATTGTAGGGCATTCTTTTCAACCTGTCACGCAGTTCTGTGACAAGTTTGCGGGCTTCGATTGAATTATGAAAGCGTGACTCATGCATACCCGTAGTCTACAAAAAGTTTGGGCATATGTCAACCTGTTTATGCTTTAAAACTAATACTTTCGCCGCAGCCGCAACTGCTAGCTGCTAAGGGTGA